AGCGCCGCCACCAATACTGGCAACTATAGCGCCGCCACCAATACTGGCGACCGTAGCGCCGCCACCAATACTGGCTACCAGAGCGCCGCCACCAATACTGGCTACCAGAGCGCCGCCACCAATACTGGCAACTATAGCGCCGCCACCGTCGAAGGGGATGACTCTGTCGCTGTTTCAACAGGCGCTCAAGGTAGAGCAAAAGCTAATTTGGGTAGCGCGATCATGCTTGTGTATCGCAGCGATGACTACAAGATCGTTCATGTAAAAGCAGGTATCGCAGGCCAAGACGGAATCAAGCCTGACACTTTCTACATCCTCAACGCGCAAGGCGAATTTGAGGAGGTGAAGGAATGAACTCACCAGACTACGCCATCCACTACGGCACACGCTCAAATCCTAATCCGCATGATGCTGACATTAGCCAAGAGCAATTACAGGCTATTCAGGATAAGCGCGATGCCATCATGGACAAGTTAACCATCGACTGCAAGCACCTGCCAGACTACATCACAGACCATGCCGTTGAACTGTTGGAAGAACTGTGGGCGATTCTGACAGACCGCGACGATGACAAGATTGGCAGGCAGAGCGATGTAATCAGAGCCGAAGCCGAGAAGTACGCTGATTTTGAGGTGAATCATGCTTAAAGAACGCCTTAAAGACTTTGGCGCAACCTTACTGCTTCTGGTAATCGTATTTGGCGCTTACCAGTGCGTGAGTGATGAACCAAGGCAGCGTGAGATAGCTTTAGAGGCATGCACACCCAAGTCGGAGGACGACATTGTTGTGAATGTAGTTGTAAACGGTGTTATCACATGCAAGCACCACAAAGGAACGCCGGAACAGTTAGCGGTACTGGCTGGCATGAATCTTAAACCCATGAAGGAATTGAAATGAGCGCATCTACAAAGGTAGCCACGTTACCTACAAAGAACCCACTTGTTGCCAAATTCGCAACACGTTTCGGTGTGAACGAAGGCGAAGTGCTGGACATTCTCAAAAGTACGGCATTTAAACAACGTGACGGTCAGCCACCTGCAACAGATGCGCAAATGATGGCGCTGATGATTGTTGCCGATCAGTACGGCCTTAATCCATTCACTAAAGAGATTTATGCCTACCCTGACAAATCAAACGGCATCGTTCCTGTTGTTGGTGTTGATGGCTGGTCAAGAATCGTCAACGAACACTCGCAACTTGATGGCATCGAGTTCAACTACTCAGAGGCAACCACAACCCACAAAGGCAAGATGGTTCATGAGTGGATAGAAGCTGTTATCACCCGCAAAGACCGAAGCAAGCCTGTTGTTGTGCGCGAATATTTCGATGAAGTAGTCCGGTCAGTCAATTTCACTACGCCTTGGGATACACACCCAAAGCGCATGCACCGCCACAAATCGCTGATTCAATGCGCCCGGGTCGCGTTTGGCTTCGCTGGTATCTACGACGATGATGAAGCGCAGCGTATTGTCGAGAAGGATATTACTGGCGAAGTTAAGCAGGTTGATGAGCCAGTCCAGCCATACCTTGATGACGCTACCTTCAATGCCATTTCTGATAAATATCGGGCAAAAGTGGAGTCAGGCGAAAAGTCTGCCGCTGATTTTATCGCGTGGATTGAAAACAAAGGCTCTCGGCTGACGGATGCACAAAAGGCAGATGTAGCGTCTTGGGCTAAAAAGCCAGAGGTTATTGACGGTGAAGTCGTTGAGGATGACTTCGTAACTGAAATGAACGCAGCGGAAGGCAAATAGCCATGAGAACCGTATTAAACCTACAGCAAGGCACTGATGCATGGCTTGCCGCCCGCGCATCATCCGATGGCACAGCATCAGAAGCCCCAGCATCACAAGGCAAGTCAAAGCACCAGTCGCGCACCGATCTATTGAATCAGCGCAAGACAGGCGTTGCCAAAGCGGTTGATTCAGCAACACAAGCTTTATTCAATAAAGGCCATGAAGCCGAAGAAAAGGCGCGTCCGATTGCGGAAGGCATTATCGGCGACGAACTCTCCCCTACTACGATTTCGCTTGAGATCGAAGGGCTGACACTGCTTGCTAGTCTTGACGGTATCACGTTCGATGATGAGGTCATCTTTGAACACAAGCTCTATTCAGAATCCCTGGCAGAGCAAATACGTTCCGGCAATCTGGAAGAGCACTACACCATTCAAATGGATCAGGAGCTACTTGTATCCGGGGCGAAGCGCTGCCTGTTTATGTGTTCAGATGGAACGGAAAACAAATGCGCATGGATGTGGTACGAATCTACCCAAGAGAAATTTAACGCTGTTATCGCTGGCTGGAAGCAGTTTAAAGCAGACCTTGCAACCTATGTGCCTCAAGAGTTTAAAGAGGCGTTAAAGGCTGATGCTGTGGAGGCTATGCCATCACCTTCTATCGTTGTTAAGGGTGAGTTGGTATCAAGCAACTTGGTTGATTTGTCACCGGTCTTTGATCGCTTCCTCTCTGAAACCAAAACAGAGCTGCAAACAGATGAGGATTTCGCACTAGGTGAATCCAATGCAAAAACATCCCGCGAGGCTGCCAAGGCTTTAAAAGCAACCGCCAAGGCAGTGATCGACCAGATAGCACCAGTCAGCCAAGTGGTTGCTGTGATTGAGGTCTATGCATCAAAGTTCGATGCACTCGGCCTCAAATTGGAAAAGGCAGTCAAGGAGCAAAAAGAGACAATCCGCAACAATGCCATTCTGATGGCAAAGCAAAACTGGTCTGAATATGTTGCTTCGCTTGAAGTCGAGATCAAGCCTATCCGCCTGATAGTTGACGCTCCAAATTTCGCTACAGCGGTTAAAGGTGTACGCACTATCGCAGGGCTTCATGGAAAGGTCAATGATGCTCTTGCTGCTGGCAAGGTAATAGCCAGCGAACAGGCGCAGGACATTCGTTTAAAGCTCGCATGGTGCAAAGAACACGCCGAGGGCATGAGCTTCTTATTTCCAGACTTGCAACAGATCATCAGTAAGCCAATGGATGACTTCACTCTACTGATGAATACCCGCATCAATGCGCATAAGGATGCCGAGGCCGAGCGCGTGCGAAAAGCGGCGGAAGAGTTAGCGGTACAGCAGCAGTCCGCGCAAGCTACTAAGGCCACTCCAATAGTCGATCAGGTTGAATCAGTCCAAGAGATTAAACCAGTTATTGCCACAAGCAATCCGGCAATAAAAACAGCGCATGTCCACTTCTTTGGCACGAAGCCCGGCCAAGATGATTTGGTAAAAGGTATCGCCTTCGCGTTTGGCGCCGATGAGACGTTAGCCCGCACCTGGCTGGAAGATGCATTCGGTATCAAGGCTGCGTAATGGCTAAACCTAAAAAACCCAAAGGCAGCCGTAGGCGCGAAAGACAGGCTGCTAGAGACCGGAAGCGGTATCAGTGAGCTTACGAGGCTGGTTCATTTCCCCGATGGGCTGGCCTCTTTTTAACAAGGAATGATGATGAATAAAAAATATGAGTTTGTCGAAGGCGACGAAATTAAAACGCCATCTGGTAAGACACTGAAACGCATCCGCGCCTTGGTCGCTATTGGCGCATTGGTATCACCAGGCGATCTCGGTGGATATATCGAATCGGAGAAAAACGTAGACGTGTCCGGCGATGCTTGGGTGTCCGGCAATGCCCGGGTGTACGGCGATGCCCGGGTGTCCGGCGATGCCCGGGTGTCCGGCGATGCCCGGGTGTCCGGCAATGCCCGGGTGTACGGCGATGCTTGGGTGTCCGGCAATGCCCGGGTGTCCGGCAATGCCCGGGTGTCCGGCGATGCTTGGGTGTACGGCGATGCTTTGGTGTACGGCGATGCAGAAATCACCATAACCCCGATAAATATCATTGGAATTAATTATAACGTGACCATTTACGCTGATATGGCGCAAGTCGGATGCAAATTATATCCAATCAAGGAATGGCGCGAATTTACACAAGAGCAAGTGTATGCCATGAATGGACAAGATGCCGTCTCGTTTTATCCAAAGTTGATAGCGCTATTTGATGCGCTAGGTGTATAGGCGACTAACTCCCGTAAGGAGTTACCACACGCCTGACCGGCGTAATCGGTCAATGAACAAATAACGGAGGAACGATGACCGCCAGACTTGAAATACTTAAAAGATCACTTGCAAAAAAGCAATTCGAGTTTGATTGCAAACTGCAATCTCACATGGATGATGTGCGCTCGGCTAATGGTCAGCCGCTTAACGACAAGCGCAATGGTGCAACAACGATTCATCGTTGGGATCGGCAGAACGAATCACTACGCACACTGACTGCCTCTATAGAGAAGACCAAAGCTGCAATTGACCGGGAAGAATCAAAGATTGCCAGTGCCGCGTCTGTTGATATTCCAGCGCCACTTCAAAAGCTGATTGATGAAGGCAAGGTTACGCAGTGGCGCAAGCATCCTCACTTCTTCTTCGTGGTTGGTGTGGACAGGGCAAGGATTATTTTGCTCGACAACGGCACCGTTGCTCACAGATACGTGCAAGAAATTGCAACGCAGGAGCAATACGCCATTTTCAGGGATTTGTATAACGCGCTGCGCAAGGAGTTGTTGAAATGACAGCAGAAGCATACCTGCTCCGGGGCAAACTACAGTTCGTAGCTGGCGTGAGGTTCTTGATGTGAACGAAGGCATTACTGATCTGGAATACATCGAGTATCGCTACAAGCAGTTACGCAGCGAACGTCATCCTGACAAGGGCGGTTCTGACGATCTCATGGCTGAGCTTCAACGTGCAATCGAACAGGCTAGGGAGGCGTTGAAATGACTAACAAACCTGACGGTTCAGGAAAAGAACGGGCTTCGTCAGCAGACGAACACTAAGGAGAAGGAAGCGTGAGCAACCTATTCGGACTTACTTGGCAACAAAAGCTTGCCATAGCAGAAGATGATCTAAGAGACGCGCATGCTTCCGGTGATATTGAAGGGATATTGGATGCCGAAGACCGAATACGTGAGCTTGAGCTGCTATTAGCGTATGAGTCAGAAGATAAAACACCACAACTGTAAGGACACAGAAAATGGACAAGATGCGTGAGGCGTTTGAGAAAGAGTTCAAAATCCCAATTCATTTGGAGTTTAGTGAACAGCAAAATGAATATGTTGCGTTGGCAAAGTTTCCAACTGAGAGGATGAGAGAGCTTGAAAGTAAATATAACGTCCGCTGGGAAGCTTGGCAAGCCGCCCAATCGAACCAGAAAGAAACGGAAAGCTATTTACTAAATGTTATAGCTGATATCCGTCAAGTTACTGGTTTGGGTAGCAAGCCAATGCTTAGTGAGTTAGCCGAAGCTATCCGAGCCCTTCTATCCGATAGCGGGAGCCAAGACTAGCAAGCAACAGATAAGGAGGTGAAGTGATGGACTATGAAACTTTAACGCTTGAAGCAAAACATAACGCAGCTATTGAGGCTGAGGAATACAACCTTGTCGCAGTGCTCAAACCTAGAATTTTTATCGACGGTAATCAGTGGGGCGTGCTTTATGGAGACACCATTCAGGATGGTGTAGCTGGGTTTGGGGAAACTGCCTATCTGGCTGTTCTGGCTTTTAACAAAGCTTGGGAGAAGCCCGTTAGTACGCATCAGAGGACTAACCCATGACCTACACAATAGACGGCAAAGAATACAAGCTGGTTCCGGTGGAGACGACACAAGCGATACGCGATGCCATGCGGACTGGAAGCACACGAGACTGGCCATCGGAGGAACTGTGCAATGTCAGGTGGGCGGCTGCTTTGGGAGTTGCGCAAGCACCAGAAGCGGTAGAGGTTGAGCCTTTCGCTGTGATAGACAATGGCGAGTTAAAGTTTAATATTCCCGATGCACATTATTCGGTTGATTTGAATTTACTGAAAGGCGTGCACAACCTATACCTTCATCCTTCCCCCCTCCCATCCAGTAGTAATGTGTTGATTGATGCTTTGCGCGTAGCAAGGAGGCAGCTTGTAACTCTGGGTGGAGATGCCGATGCGGATGATATTCAAAAGACTTGTTTACAAATAATAGACGCCGCCTTAGACGTTAATAATTCTCAAAATATTAATGACAAGCCTGATAGTGATTCACAGATTAACGTCAAGGTGTTGGCTAATGCGATCGAGGCGATGGAAGAAATTTGTCAGTTTCTTCTTGGTGCTGGTGATTATGAAGGAATGCATTTTGGCCAATTTACAGACCCCAATAAAAAATATTGGTGGAGGACACATTTACGTGAGAGATTGCAAGCCCTCTCCACCTTCAAAGATGGGGATGGGTGGATAAGTGTTGAGGATAGGTTGCCTGAACTTACTATTGAAATTCCTGAATCTATTTGTAACGGTTTCAAAATGCCCTTTCATAAAAAAAGTGAGCATTGCTTGGTTGTTGTTAATGGAAATGTCACGGATTCATTTTTAATCTGGCGTTCAGATTATCCTGATAAAAGTATATGGAGCATGCTTAATGGAGTCACCCACTGGATGCCACTACCTAGCCCTCCTAAAGAAAGTGGTGAGTGATATGAACACCCAAGAAATGTTAATGATGATTTTGGGAGAGGAAGCCTGCGAAGTCGGGCAGATGGCGAGCAAGATAAATAGATTCGGCATGCATGAGGTATTTCATGATCCCGTTAATAATCCTCAGAACCTGACTAATGCGCAACGCATGTATAAGGAACTTGATGATTTGAATGCGATGGTAGACCTAATAAATCAAATGTATGGATTTGAGTACACGCCTAATCAGCAAAACATTATCGATAAGCAAAAGAGGGTGATGCATTACCTTGAATATTCGCAGCAGCTTGGGACATTAGAATCATGACTAATACTACAGATAAAGAGCTATTGGAACTGGCGGCAAAGGCGGCGGGTATTGATGCAAGCTGGAATGATGACAACGAATATAACATCGACTATTCCGCTAAACACGAAGGCATGTATCTGAATGGGGAAAGAACACCTGACAATGATGCCTATTGGAATCCACTTAGAAGTGACGGTGACGCGCTTCGGTTGGCTGTGAGGCTAGGCATGAACCTAGTCATCTGTGATGAACTAGGCATTACCGATGCCAGAATTCCTAGCAAGACTGGTTGGAAAGCAGAAGAGCATTGGAATAACGGCGATAGCGTTGTCGGCATATCGGCAACCCGCCGAGCAATAGTACGTGCTGCGGCAGAGATCGGGAGGGGGATGTGATGGACACTACCTACCAAGGAAAGGTGCTGGCATGGTTCATCGGAGGGGAGACCGGCATTTCTTCTGAGGCGATGGCTGCGGCAGTGACAGACCACGAGCCAAATGAGAAGTGGTCGGGGCTTGGCAATTACCCAAGCGACCCCGACGACCTCAATCGCTGCCTAATGTTCCTAGACGCTGTGCCGGAGGCAAGGGCACATCTGCACAAAGTAGCGCTGCTATCAGATACGTGGGCGCTGCTTATCGAGAATTGGGAGGAGCTTGAACGCACATTCCTAGAGGAAGCGGGATACTGGAGCAAAGTCAGGTCTGCACCAAAGACTTACGACCTAATGAAGCGCCTTATAGAGCAGTCACAACGAATACCACAATAGAAGGGAGACTACAAATGATCGAAGAATTTAAGACGACGCTTGAGCTAGGCCAAGAGGTTGCAAGCGTGACATGATGGACAGGCGACAGCGAGTACAGCTACATCGTCGGGCGCAGGGGCGTGACCCGGATCGAGCAGACGCAGAATCCGGGATGCACTCAAACATCGCCTACCTGCACGCGTGGTCAGGCGACAAGGTTGTATATGCATGTCCAAAAGAATGTATATGGAAATTAATGCCTCAAATGCATAAATGCCATCACTGCTCCAAGACTTTTGCTAATCCCATAGCACGCAACCAGCATATGGAAGCGAAGCACGGGAAGCCTTTGCCTAAGGACATGAAGCGGTAATTATGAACGATGACAATTTCTTAATTGCGCCAGCCCCGTATGTCACGGTCAAGCACTTCGCTCTGATATCGGGCTTGTCGGAAAAAGCCATAAGGCGCAAGATAGAAGATGGCAAATGGTTAGAGGGTCGTGAATATCGGCGCTCTCCAGACGGCGGCATATTCATATCAATCAAAGGTTATACCAAATGGGTAGAAGCGGAAGCGGCGTAGAGGTACGCGATAGCAGCATAAGAATCAAGTTTGTCCTGGAGGGCATTCCCTACAAAGAACGTCTCACGCTAAACGGTAAATCCCTACTCCCCACTCCCGCCAACATAAAGCATGCAACTCGCTTATCTGAACAGATAAAAACTAAAATAGCTGCTGGCGTATTCACATTTTCTGAATTTTTTCCAGACTCTCCCAGAGCCGCCAAGTCAAAAGAATCAAATTCATTCGGCAAACTTGCCGATCTCTGGCTGGAATCTAAAGGAAAATTAGCAGAGGCCACCTACGATCAATATGCGACAGCCGTTAGATTCTGGAAAAATCTATTCGGTGCCGATAAAACGATTGATGACCTTACCCACAAATACCTTGTTGCAAAGATCGGTAGTTATCCATGGAGTTCAGCCAAGTCACACAATAATTACCTGATAGCCTTGCGCGGCATCATGAATCTTGAATATCGCGGCTCAACTTCCCTGAATAATCCAATGACTGGAATTGAGAACATGCCGGTAGTCAAGAAATTGCCGGATCCATTCACTGACGATGAGCGCCACGTGATACTTTCCGACATGAAAGTAAGATACGACGAACGTGTATATGCTTATTTCACGTTTATGTTCTATACAGGCATGCGCCCAGAAGAAGCTATCGCGCTACGCTGGTCAGATGTTGACTTCAAGCAGGAAAAAATAAGGGTTCAGCGTGTCAGAACATTTAAAGGGTCTGAACGAGAAGGCTCAAAAACACACACAGAGCGGGATGTTGATTTATTGCCTCAAGCAATCGAGGCATTATCGATCATGAAGCCGCATACATTCATGCTGAAAGTTGATCGGGAGAATGATACCGCACACGATATATTCATGAATCCAGTTACCAATAAACCATGGCATGACGAAAGAAGCCAGAGAGATACTTACTGGAGGCCATCTTTAAAGCGACTTGGCATCAGATGGCGGAAGCCTTATAACACTAGGCACACATTCGCAACTTGCGCCTTAATGGCTGGAATACCGCCCGCTTATATTGCAGATCAACTAGGCCATAGCGTTCAAATGCTGCTGACTAGATATGCAAGATGGATCAAAGATGGGGATAAAGGGTCAGCAAAAGCGATGATGAAAATGCTGCTTGGAAATGGAAATTCTTCCCAAATAAGTCCCAACGAAAATAAAATATCTCAATAACCTATTGATAAATATAGTATTTTGTTGGTAGGCGCGATTGGACTCGAACCAACGACCCCCACCATGTCAAGGTGGTGCTCTAACCAGCTGAGCTACGCGCCTGCAGTTGATTGATAAATCAAAAGAGGTGCGAATTCTAGCGCATAGCCGTCATTGAGGCAAATAATTCGCGCAGGATGAAGCATGCCTGATAACCGCTATAATAATCACTTGTCTCACCTTGGCGACACGCATGGCACCTGCTCGAACATTACGACACCAGATAGATGGCATCATTCACGGGATTGAAACGCAAGGCTATGCAATTAGTGATGCCTTTTTACCACCTCACGTGACGAATGACTTACTTCATGAGGCGCAGTCACTCAAGGATGCCCAGGAAATGCGTCTGGCCAGAACGGGGGCAGATACTGCGACCCAAGAGGCTACTCGTCTACCCAACCCACGGGGGGATATGATCCACTGGCTGGACAATGCTCACCCTTCAAGCCCACAAACGGCTTATTGGACAGCAATGGATACCTTGAAAAATGCAATCAACCAGCATTTTTTCCTGGGTTTGTTTGATCTGGAGGCACACTTTGCCATCTATCCGGTAGGTAGCATCTATCAAAAGCATCTGGATCAGTTCCGAGAAAAAAAGGAGCGCAAAATCAGCGTAATTCTATATCTCAACGAAAACTGGCAGGCAGATAACGGCGGGCAATTACGTCTCTATCTGGATGGTCAATACTGCTTACAGCACTTGGATATTAACCCTGAGGCGGGCAAGCTGGTAACTTTTCTTTCAGACCGCTTCTTCCATGAAGTGCTGCCTGCCACGCGCGAACGTACGAGCCTGACAGGCTGGTTCCGTACACGCAGTAACCACATGCCATGA